ATGGGGGTTCTGAAGCCCGTTTTTATCGGAATGGAGCGGTTTTTCGCGCTGCGCGGCTCCTGGAACCGCCATTCAGGCGGATTCCGGGCGTGATTATGCCGCCGCCAGCAGCTTGGGCAGGCGGATCAGGTTGTAGGCGGCGGCGGTCAGGGTGAACATCCAACCGACGCGGGCCGTGCCGCGATGACGTGTTTTGCGCAAGCCGGCTCCCTTGATCCAGCCGAACAGCTCCTCGATCCGTTTGCGGATTCTCAGGCTGACGGCGTAGCCGGGGTGACGGGTGGTCCGGCCGTCGATCGCCGAGCGGCGGTTGCTCGTGTTCTGCGCGACATGCGCAGCGGCCCCCAACTCGCGCATGTTCGCCACGAAATCCCTGGTGTCGTAAGCCTTGTCGGCGCCCACCGTGATGCGGTGACGGCCGGGGATGGCCTCGACCATGGAAACCGCCGCTTCGCGTTCGGCCAGACCGGTGGCCGCCGTCAGCCGGACATCGACCACCAGGGCGTGGCGGTTCTCCATCAATGCATGGCCCATGAAGGCCAGCTTCGCCGGCTGCCCGTTGCCCTTGCGGTACAGCCGCGCCTCGGGATCGCTGGTCGAGGCATGGGTCTCGTTGGACCGCCTCTCACCATGGAAGTCGCGCTCGCCGTTGCGCCCCGGCCCCGGCGGCTCGCCGCCGCCATCCTTGGGCCGGAAGCTCTTCACCGACGCCCAGGCTTCGATCAGCGTGCCGTCCACCGAGAAATGCTCGTCCGACAGCAGCGCCTTGACCCGGGGTTGACCCAGCATGGCGGCCAGGAACTTGGCCGCCACATCGCCGGCCAGCAGGCGCTCACGGTTTTTGGTGAACACAGTGACGTCCCACACCGGGGCGTCCATCGACAAGCCGACGAACCAGCGGAACAGCAGGTTGTAGTCGAGCTGCTCCATCAGCTGGCGTTCCGAGCGCACCGAGAAGAAGGCCTGGAGCAGCAAAGCCCGCAGCAGCTTCTCCGGCGGGATCGACGGCCGGCCGAGCGTCGAGTACAGACCCTCGAACGCCGGCGACATCACCTCCAGCGCTTCATCAACGATGGCACGGATCGGCCGCAGCGGATGATCGGCCGGAACCCGAGCCTCGCAGCTCACATAGCTGAACAGACCATCGCTGTGCTCGTCCGATCCCCGCATCGTCCCCTCGCCGGCCGCTTTCTCTTCCACCAGAGAGAATCACGACCAGACGGCCGGGCACAGCCTTTTTCCGCGGCCTGCTAAAGCTGTGCCCCCGCTTCATCCTTGATTTTTGCACCCCCGGAGGGCCAATCTGTACCCCTAACCGTAACCTCAGCCTGTACCCCTGGGCTGTACCCCCGGAGCCTTCTGCACCACAGAAATGTGCGGTTTTCAACTGGTTAGGGCCACCAAAGAAGGTGGCGGAGGGGATGGGATTCGAACCCACGATAGGGGTTTGAGCCCCTATAACGGTTTAGCAAACCCATCCTCGAAGCCGCCCTCCCCCACCGAAACCTGCTCAAAGCCTTTGTTTCTGCGGGTTTTCGGGAACGCAGCGCGCGCAATACGCGAGAACGAACACGGTTCGCGAGGGCACGGAAGTCGGCACAGGCGCTCGCACTTTTGTTTTTCATTCGTTCTCAAGCATCGTTGCAACGCCATAAGATGAATATGCCGATATGACGTCTCCTTGAACGCTCTTATATGCGAATCACCATTGCATGATGGAAAATCGTAATCATTCGCACGCCCTAGGGTAAACGTTCTGGACACCCAATTAGCTCTTTTGGCAATATGATGCATTCCATTCAATCAGAAAAAGGCGTGTCATGACTGAGGGCTTCAACCAATCGAGCGATACCCCTGCTCCCGATGGCGAGAAGCCTTCACTACCCTCACCACCCACATCTTCAGCTCCCACCACGACAACTTCAACGGCACCGCGGGTAGATGCCGTAATGGGTCCAGAAATATTTATTGGTCTTGTTGGCCCAATCGGCACTGATACTAAAGAAATACAAAGAATTTTAGAAGAAACACTACGCGAAGTGCATTACTCATGCGTTACAATTCGTTTTAGCCAGTTACTGCACGACTATCCAAGATACGCAGACCTAGCAAACGTAAGCTTGAAGAAAGAAGCGCATTACGAACGTCATATGACAGCAGGAACCGATCTTCGCAAGACATTTGGCGAAGGATCAGCTCTAGCACAGCTCTCTATTACTGAAATATGGAAGAAGCGAATTCAAATTCATAAGGACAGAGGCGCAGAAGATGCGGAGAAAAAAGGCTCCATCCCCATACCAAGACAGGCTTACATTCTTAGCTCATTGAAGCATCCCGATGAAGCTGTATTTCTTCGGAGACTTTACGGGTCAAACTTTTATCTTATCGCAGTTCATACACCGCGCGAACGACGTATTTTCACTCTCTCATCGGAGATTGCCAAAAGTCACTTTGAGTCTGATCCGCAAGCATGGAGAGCAACGGCAGAAAAGCTTCTTAACATCGATGAAAAGGAAGATGGAGAAAAGCTAGGACAAAATGTTCGCGGTACTTATCCAGAAGCAGATTTCTTCATTGTTGCCCGAACAAGTAAAAGTATTAGAGAAGGTGTCGAGCGTTTTGTCCGTTTGGTTTTCGGCAGCCCATTCGAATCGCCAACCATTGATGAATTGTCGATGATGCATGCGAAATCTTCTGGGATGCGCTCTGCCGATCTTTCGCGACAGGTGGGGGCGGCGATTATAGGCCACGATGGCCGTGTGATCGCTACCGGCTGCAATGAAGTGCCGAAGTTCGGTGGTGGACAATACTGGGGAGCTGATACTAACGACTCGCGAGATTTCCAGCTTCGGCGCGACTTCAACGCCTTATTGAAAGACGAGACTTTGGTAGAGGTATTAGGACGCTTGAAGGAATCGGATCAAATTGACCCGAACAGCAAACCTCTCATCCAAGATATGATCGATGATGTAATTAAGAAGGGGTCAGCAGGGATTTTTGAAGGTGCTCGCGTAACTAACGTCATCGAGTTTGGTCGCATCATCCACGCAGAAATGGCAGCAGTAACACAGGCGGCACGCTTCGGGACAAGCGTGCAGGACACAACCTTATATTGCACTACTTTTCCATGCCATATGTGTGCACGCCACCTGATTGCCTCTGGGATCGCTCGGGTGGTCTACATAGAGCCCTACCCCAAAAGTTTGGTCCGGGAACTGTACTCAGATTCGATTGTTGTAGATCCCGAAGCTGAACGCCCCGGATTTTTAGCTTTTGTGCCGTTCTCAGGAGCCGCGCCAAGGCGTTTTCCGGAATTTTTCGAAAAATTCAAGAGAAAGAACAATTCAGGAGAGGCAATCAGTTGGAATAAGTCCGTTGCAGCCCCTACCGAGTCGCGACTTATTTCGGTCTATACAATGCAAGAGAATCATGCTATTGAAGTATTAAGAAATAAAATTGCCGAATACAAACTAAAAGATCCCCCAGAACAAGCCGCCGAGGAACAGTCAGATGCCCGATCATCTTGAGTGGTTGGAAAACCAAGCGCGTTTGGCCCGCCAGCAGATCGAGCAGCAAACCGTGGCGATGCGCCAGATATATGAAGCGGACATCCGTACCGCGATGTCAGGTCGGGATGCCGGAGAGCCTCGGGCACAGATTGGGGCAGCTCAATCTGGCCGATCTTAACTGCGCCTCTATCCCTAGTCACTGACATGGCTATTTATCCATAGCCATAAGCACCACCTTCTGTATGCGCAGGGGTGGTGCTTTTTACTTTCCATACCTACCAGAGCGGACAGCCTCTGGAATGGCAGACAACAAAACAAAACTAAGCTGCCGCTCAACATTTTACTTCATGGAGCATTACCGAATGCTGGTCGATTGCCAGCCACAGAGCCGCGCCCCGGTGAGATTGTGGGCCATGATCTGCTCCGCGGTGCCATCGGTCAGCACGTCAGAACGGCTGATGTAGATCGGTCGCCATGCGACGCACCCGTCAGTCGCGGGACCAGACGTCGCGCAGCCGCTTAGCAGCGCCGCCAGTGCGGCGCACAGCATCCTCGATCTCATGGCGAACCTCGGCGTTGTGAAGGGCATCGGTAGCCGCCTCGGCGGCGGCGTCCCGCCGGCCGGCCTGGCGCTGGGCAGCGCCCCAGGCGGCGACCGCCGCCAGCACGGCGCCGGCGGCGATCATGACGGGCATCAAGCGTGCCCACCAACCCGAGGCGATGGAGACGAGACCCGCCCACATCACGCGGACTCCCGGCAGGCCGCCCAGAGCCGATAGGCCAGCACGCCAGCGAATATCACCAACACGGCGGCGATCGCCAAGCCCAACGGGCCACCCGGCAACAGGGCGAGGAGGCCGCGGAGCTGGGCGCCGATCATCGCCACGTCGCCGAGCTGCTGCGACAGGTCGGCCAGCGTTGCCGCTCCGCCCACAGTGGCCGCTCCCGTGGCGCCGACGATGGCCACCGCCTTGCCCTTCGGTTTGGGCGGCGGTCCTTCCAGGCGGAAGAAGCTGTGCCGGCCGATTACCGCCGTGGGCACTCGTCCCCTCGCCCACTTCGTGCGGTCCTGGAAGGCCGTGACCAGATAGTGGTCGGCGCCGTCCGTCTCGTCCGCCAGCGTGCCGGCGATCGCCTGGCGCGCGATGGACAGAGCCAGCCGGTAGGCCGGATCGGCCATGTCCACCCCCAGGAGTTTCGGAAGATTGGGATCACCCGACAGCAGGCAGGAGAATTGCCCCCGCTGAAGGAGGACGGAGCGCAGGTTGCGCCCCCACCACCGCGGATGGGCGACTCGAGTCATGACAACGGCGGCGACGGCGCGCATGCCGGTGGCGCCCTCTCCCCGCGCTTCACCCCACAGCACGCGGGCCAGGAGTTCCTCTACGGGCATGGATTGCAGGCGCGCGGCGGCGTTCGCCGCGCCGATCGGCGTGGTCATGGTGGACTCCGGATAAGAAAAAGGCGCCACGCGGGCGCCGGTTGAAACGGTGGGCTGGAGTGTTGTCGCGGGGATCGTCAGAGCTTGGCGGCGGCCTGGAAAAAGGCGTCGACCTCCTCCGGTGTCAGGCCGCGGGCCTCACCGATGGCCACCGAGAGCGGGTGCGCACGCTCATAGGTCGTTGCGCCGGACAGGAGCATTTCCGCCGCGAAACGCTCGCCGGAGGGCATGTCGGCGATCAGCGCCAACAAGATTGCCGGAACGTTGCCGGTCTTCACGGCGGCCAACGCCTCCGCCTGGCTGATGTAGCCATCGACCGCCATCTGCTGAAAGAACTGGCGGTCGGAGATCGAGGCCGGCACCGGGGTGGACGCGGCCGGGGGCTCGAAGGGAGTTGCCATGTTGCCCGTGCCGACCCAGGCCAGATAGGCCTGATAGTCGATGTTGCCTTCGGACGGCGGGATGACCGCGTGGTCGGCGAGGCGCAGGACAAAGCCGGGTTCAGGAAGCGTCTGGTACATGGGTCATAACTCCGCGGAGGCGTAGAGGTAGTAAAGGGCGCGGATCATGCCGCTGGCCGGGCCGGCGAAGGCCGTGCGCACGCTGTTCGAGAATGTGCCGTAGTTCATGATGTAGTTGAGGTTGTTCGACGCTGAGATGCTGTGCGTGCATGACGGCAGGTCGCGCATCGGCACCGGAAGCGACACCGTGGTTATCCCCGAGTAGCCGGCCGGGACGTAGCCGCACCAGTCCACATCGATTCTCGCGTAGTACCGCTGGCACTTGGCCAGATCGGCGGCGAGCGGCTGGTCGTAGGCAGCAAACGGCAGGACTGTGTTGCCAACCACCGCCACCGTGTCCGTGAGACGGAAGGAATTGCCCGCCGCGGCGGCGAAATTGACCTGTGAACTGGCGCAGAAGACGTTGATGGACTGCCAAGCGTTCACTGACGCGGTTTTGCTGGCGGAGCCTGCCGCCAAAGTCCAGTAAAGGTGCAGCCCGGCGCGGTTGTCGGCGTACCATGTCCCCGTGGTCGGGCCGGGGATCGTCAAGGTGACCGTGTTGTCCCCAGCAACCAGCGTGTAGGTGGCCACGTAGCAGCAATTGTAGAGCGCGTTACGGATCGCCAAACTGTAGGTGCCGGCAACGTTGGTGTTGACGCGGAAGGCGATGGTCAGCGGCTTGGCGGCGGGAGCGCCCCAATTGAGGTCCTGAACGTCGTTCCCTTCGATGGCGGCGGCGATGCCGAAGAAGTCACCGGCTGCCGGAGCCGCCGGCACTGCCGTGGTCTTCAGCTCGAGCATCCAGTTGGCGCGGGACGCGGCGGACATGTCCGCGACACGGGACGCCTGCGTCGCGCCGGCGTAGACGCCGTTGACCGAGTGAATGAAGCCGTCCACGGTGTAACCGCCAGCTGTCCAAGGACCGGAACCGCGCTCCGCGATCCGCATTCGGCTGTTGCGTATCCGGTTGAGGTTCGCGGCGCTGCCGTTGTTGGCCGTCATGGCCGGGCTGCCGCCGATGGTCGCGTTGGCCAGCGTTGCCCTGCCGGCCGCGAAGTCGCCGTTGGCATCGCGCGCAATCACCTTGCCCGCCGTGTTCGCGCTGGTCGCATCGACCGCCCAGGTGGTTGCCGCGCTGCCGTCGAAGTTGCCGCCGGTCAGGTAGGAACCACGCGTCAGCGTGTTCGCCACCTTGCTCGCTGTCGTGGCCGTTGAGGCGTTGCCGGCCAACGTGCCTGTGATGGAGCCACCCACCGTCACGTTGGCGAACGTCGGGGAAAGCTGGCTCCAGTTGCCGGAATGCACGAGGGTGCGCCACGGCTGCCAGCCCGTATCTCCACGCCGGAAATACAGGTTCTCACCGCTGTAAGTGCTGGCAATTTGAAGACCGCGGCCACTTCCACCGATGTGGACCACCGAATGATTCAAGCCCGCGTCGGGTCCGTTGGCGTTGGCGGAACCACCCCGATCAAGCTGATAGAGGCCGGGGGATGAAAGCGTGTTAAAGTCGGCGCTCGCGCCGATCAAGGTTGCGGGCGCGACAGCGGGAGCGAGGTTCCCGGCATGCCAAACCTGATTGCCGTTGATCCGGAGACCGGTGAACTGCGCTGCCCCGTCATCGTCCCGTCGCACCAGGGCTCCCGCCGTCGCCGAGGCGGTGGCGTTGTTCATCATCGCCTTGTCGGCCGCCGCCATCAGGCCGTTGGCGGCCACCGTGGCGACCGCCGTGCCGGCCTTGGTGGCGGGATCGAAGGTGGCCGCGGTCCAGACGAGGCTGCCGTCAACCTGAATGCCGCCGGCCACGTTCATCTTGGCGGCCCCGGTGGGCATCGTCGTCGTGCCGACCGCAACGAGCGATCCGCCCTCGTTGACTGTCAGGTTGCGCCACGCACTGCCGCCGTACGCACCGATGCGGCCATATTCCGCGGTCGCATGGTAACCCAGGAAGGCATAGCGATTGCCGTCGGCGCGGAGTACGTTCAGCGCCTCGCTGCTCGATGCCACGATGCTCAACGGCACGCTGAAGGTCGCCTTGGACGGCGTGTAGCCGGAGGCTGTCAGTTCCAGCCAGGTCCGGGCGTCGCTGGCGGCGGCGTTGACCGCTTGGAAGGTGAGCCTACCGTTTGAGGCGATGGCCCTCCACCGCCCGGCGTCGGTCGGCTGGTCCGTTTCCGTCCAGTAAAGGGCCGGCGCCGGTGACCGCAGGTCGCCCTCGGTCGCGGCGATCCCGCCGTTGGCATCCCGCTGCGCCACGCTGTTCGCCGTCGCCGCGGTGGCCACGTCGGCCGTGGTCAAAAGTCGCCCCAGGTTGACGGCCGCACGCACGGTGGCGCTGTCGGCTCCGGGGTCCGCCTGGCCGGTGGCGATGGCCGTCGTCCAGGTGCCGTTGCACTGGACCTTGAAGTTGAACGACGTCCACGGCAGGCGCTGGACAAACACGTCGTAGGTGTAGCGATTGCCGGCCTGCACGAACTTGACGGCGGTGAACGCAGACAGAGCCGCGTAGGTGAAATGGCCCTCGATGTTGGCCGCGGTGGCGGTGCCGTTGCCTCCCGCCGTCGCGGTGATCAGGCTGATCCCGGAGCTTTGCCAATCGGGGGCGTTGTTGAAGTCGGCCGACCCGGTGCAGGTGATCAGCAGGCGGCGCGATGACGAGACCGCGGTCCAGCGACCGAGCTTCACCCAATCGGCGGTCCCGGTGTTGGCGGCGACCTCGACGCCCTCCTCCCAGCTCAACCCGTCAAGCTTGTCGGCGTCGATGCCCGAGCCCGTCCCCTTCACCCAGGCGAATGTGCCGGCACCCGTCGCCTTCAGCAGCTTGTCCACGTCGCCCGATCCGGGCGCCGGAACATGGATGGTGGTGTTGTCGAGATGGGCGTCGATCTCGGTGTGACCGTGGGTGCCGACGTTGACCAGCGTGCCGTGGTCGAGCTTCGAGCGGTCGATGCCCAGGTAGGCGAGCGCCGCCGCCTCATCGAGTCGCACCGTCAGCGCCGGGTCCTCCGAGGCGACGGCACGGGCGATGGAGGAGAAGGTGACCTTGCGGGTCACCTGGTCGAAATTGATGATCATGCCGGCGCCCTGCACCAGGTGCAGCACATCGGCCGCCGCCTGGGCGGAGATGCGCGAGGCGGCGCCGTCGCCGACCGCGCCGAACATGTAGCCGCCGGCGATGACCTGCGCCTGCTGCGCATAGCCCCGCGCCAGATCCGCCCAATGAAGGGCCGAAAAGCCGCCGCTGACCACCGGCAGGCCGACCGGGTTGACGGCCCAAGCCTTGGCGGAGTCGGCGAACCCGCTGGCTTCGTTGCGCCGCTGTTCAGCGACCACTTGGGCAGCAACCGCATGGATCTTCGCATCGACCGAGTCCGCCGCCGCATTGACCGCGGTGGACATGGCTTCCTGGGCACGGGCCTGCGATGCCCCGGCGGCGGTCTGTGAGGCCACGGCCTGGTCACGGGCCTGGGTGGACACGTCGCGGGCTTGGAGAGAGCTGTCACGGGCCTGAACCGCGGTGTCACGGGCGCCCAAAGCGGCGTTGCGGGCGCCTTCGGCCGCCGTATGCGCGATGACCGCCGCATCGCGCGCGCCGACCGCGGTGCCGGCGGCATCCACGGCGGTGGCCGCGCTGGTGCCGATGGTGCCGGCCGCCGTGGCGGCGGCGGCGGCGCTGAGCCCGGCGGCCGTCTCCGCCGCCCGTGCGGCGTCGCGCGCCGCCTCGGCCGCCTGGCGGTCGCTGTCCGCCGAGGTGACGTAGGCCGTGAGGGTCACCGCCGCGGACGCCGCCACGTCGGCGGCGCGCTGCGCGTCGGCGATATCGTCCCGGATGGCGTCGACCACCTGCTGCACGTTGTTCAGCAGGCCCTCGTCGATCAGCCAGAGGAGGCGGCCCGGCGAGGTGACTAGGCGCGTGGCGCCCTTGGAGTCGGTCAGCGGGTAGCGGCCATCGCCGTTCGGTCCGCCGTCCGGCTCGCCGGCGAGCCAGTCGTCGTACTGGTCCTCGCGGGTCTGCCATTTGCCGACCATGGTCATCAGCTCGGCGACGATTTCGGCGTTGCTGATCGCCGCCCCGCCGTAGATCACCGCGTAGGCGGCACCGGTGACGGCGCTTCCCGTCCACGGACGATCCAGGGTGAGGTGGCTGTCGTCGGTGACCGCGGTCACCTCGTAAAGCGTCGTGAAGTCGGTGGTGAACACCATGCCGGCGCGCAGGGCCGACGCCCACAAGGTGGCTCCGGCCCCGACGACGACGGCCGACCCCTGGGTCAGCGAGACGGAGCCCGTGCGATACCAGCCGGCCATGATTCAATCCTCGGGATAGGGGAAGCGGGCGCGGATCGCCGCGAAGTCGGCGAGCATGCGGTCGCGCTTGGTGGGGTCGGCGCGCAGCTCGACGTCTTGCTGCGCCTCCATTTGCCGGTGGACCGGCCACGCCGCGAGGTAGGCGGCTTCGCGCAAGGCCGCGATTTCAGCGCGGGTGCGGATCTTCACCGTCCTCATGCCGGCACCTCGATGTCGAAGGACGCGTCGAGGTGCGGCCAGGCCGTCACCGTAATGTGGTAGAGGCCTGGAACGTCCTGGTACGAAAAGGTGCCGTCGGTGACTTCGTAGGTGTCCGAGGTACCGAGCATCAGGCTGGTGACGGTAACCGTCGCCGGGATGGGCAGGGCTTGCAGGCTGGTGATCACCGGCCGGCGTCGCACCATCAGCTCGTCGCCGGTCATGTCCACATAGTCGCACAGCAGGTCGGCACCCTGCGGCAGGATGCCGGCGTCACCGGGCTGGAGCTGGTGCCGGTAATCGGACAGGGCGCAGCCACCGGTTCCGAGAATCCGCCCCTGCGCATCGAAGCGGGTGAACCGCGCACTGGTGGGCGGCGGCACGAACCGGGTGCCATCCGGAAGCATGGGAAAGTGGGTCATTTGCGAAGCTCGATGGCGACGATGAAGAAGGTGCCGCTACGGCCGGCAAGCCCGGCGTGGGCGTTGGAGAGGATGCTGGTGCCCTCCGGCGGCTGCACGACGCGCACGGAGGCGTAGACGTTGACCGCGTCCTGGTGCACCGAGCAGATGAGCGCCACCGGCTTGCCGGTCGTGGTGATGGCGCAGGACGCCCCGCCGCTGCCCGAGCCCCAGGCCATGTTGCCGGCGGCCAGATCCTCGATGGACCGGCCTTTGATGGTCAGGTTGTCGATGTTGGCGTCTTTGACCGCCAGGTTGTCGATTTGTGCGTTCTTGATGGCCGCCCGTCTGATCTGCGCCGTGTCGATCGAGGCGTCCTGAATGAAGGCGCTGGACATGGAGATGCGCGACACGCCGCCCACCGTCCCGATCACGAAGGGGTAATCGGCGCTCACCCCCGGCTGGCCGACGATGAAGCGATCGGCTTTCACCACGAACTCCGACACGATGCCTTGGGTGGTCGGGAAGCTGGCCAGCCCGAAGCCGCTCACCCAGCCGTTCACATCGACCTTCACCACGTATTGCGCGGACAACCCGTTGAGCGTGCCCGCCTGTGTCTGGATGGACGCGGTGTGCTGGCCCACCGTGGTGTTCAGCGTCGTCACCGTCTGCGACAGCGCGTCGTCCTTCGTCGCCCGCGTGGTGATTTCCTCGCTCAGCGAGGCCGTCACTCCGGACACCTTGGCCGACACGGTGTCGAGCGCCGTCGTCAACGCCGCCACCGCGCTTGTTCGCGCGTCCCGCTCGCTGACGATCGCCGCGGTGTTGCCTCCCACGGTCGCAGCCAGGGTGGTGACCGTGCCGGTAAGGGCCTCCAGCCCCGACGCGGACGCAGTGATGCGCTGCTCATACGCGGCCAAGGTTCGATCGTAGCCGGCAACGATGGTGTCCGTGCGGCTGGCCTGCGCGGTCAGGGCGTCGCCGTGCGCGGTCAGCGTCGCCTGGATGCCGGCGAGGCTGGTGTCGTAGCTCGTCACGATGCCGTCAATGCGCGTCGCCGTGGCGCCGTCGGCCGCGCTCAGCGCGGTCAACGACTCGGTGACACGGGCGAAGGAGGCGTCGTACTGCGCCACCACATCGGTGACCTGTTCGGCGAGGGCCTGGCGGTCGGTGACCTCCTGGGTGATCCGGGTGGTAACCTCCGCCACGTCGCTCTCCCGCCGGCCGACCTCCTGCTTGATCCGGTCGTAGCCGGCCTGGATGCGGACGGCGGCCTGCGCCATCACCTCCGCCACCTTTTCAACGCCCTGGATCTTCTCGGCGAGCTGCGGCACCAAGTGCGACTCCGCGATCAGCCGCTCGACCATGTCCTGGTGCGAGAGCTGAACCGTTGTGCCGCCCGTCCCCAGGTTGGAATTGAAATCGCCGACGTTGCCGCTGCGGTCGATGGCGCGGACCCAATAGTAGCGCGTGACCAGCCCGCCCAGGCCGTGCCGCACGAAGTCGGTGCCGCGCACCGTGGCGATCGGCGCGGCGTCTTCCAACCGCGGCGTGGCCGACTCCCACACCTCGATCAGGTCAAGATCCCGGTCGGGCGGCAGGCGCCAGGTCAGGGCGATGCAGCGGATGCCGCCGATCGCCGTCAACCCCGTAGGCGGCCCCGGCGGCTCGCTGTCGCCGGCGGCGTCAGCCGGGGAAGCATAGGCCCAGGCGGAGCGCATCCCCAGCGACGAGACCGCCCGCACCCGCACCTGGTAGTTCACGCCCGGATCGACGGGGGCGACGACGTGCCGATGGTCGGATGCCCTGGCACTGGACCACGCCGCGGCGCCGGCCGGGCGCCACTGGACCTCCCACTCGCCCACGAAGGCGTCCGCCGCCACCGTCCACGCGACCTCCAACGCCGGCACGCTGGTGCCGTCCGGCTGGATCTTCGCGCTGGGCGTCACCGTCACCGACAGCGGCGCGGTCGGCACCAGGCCGGGGAGGCTGCTGTTGGGCGCCGGGTCGACGGTCCATTCCTCGTCGGCCAGCCAATCGAAGACACTGGCGTCGGTCTCGCGCAGCATCAGGTCGACGCCGATCACTGGCACGCCGTCCGCGCCGGCCCGCGCCGCCAGGGTCCATTCCACCACCTCGAAGGGTTTGGCCGCCCAGCCCATGCGCGTGTTGGAGACGCGGATCACGTCTCCGGCCTGGCAGCGCATGGCGGCCAGCGTCGCCGGCACCGCGACGGTGAGCGGCTGGCGGGCGCGCAGCAGCTCGATCTTGGCGAGGCGCTGCGCCGCGCTGCTGCTGATCGTGTAGGGCAGCGGGTGATCGCGCCACACACGCTCCCCGCCCATCTCCGCCATGGCGGCGTCACTGGCCACCGCCGGGTAATCGGAGGGTTGCCAATGGTTGTCCGGTGAGACGTACACGCCCTTGACGCCGTTGAACGCCTCACGCCGGGACACCCGCGTGGCGATCCGGATCGGGCCGGTGATGTCGCCCTCCGCCAGGGTCCAGCCCGGCGATTGCCACGCACCAGCCAGGAGACGCCATTTCCCGCCGGCGTAGACCAGCCGGCCGCCGCAGGCCGTCAGCAACTCCTGGAGGATCTGCTGGGGCGGGCGGGCGGTGTCGATCAATCCATCCACCGTGTAGCGCGGCTCCGTGCTGCCGTCCGCTCGCGAAACCCCCTCGTCGCTCACGTTGGCCGCGGCGGCGAAGAAGGAGTCGTCGATTTCGTCGGCGCCGACGCCAAGCCCCAGCGGATGGCGCAGGTACCAGCGGATGGCCAAGGCGGCGTTGCGGCTGTAGCCGGTGCCCCCGGTGCGCGGGTCCGTCAGCTCGTCCGCCCCTTCGACATCGCAGGAGATGGAGGGCAGCCCGCCGGGCCAAGCCTGATCGCTCCACTTCAGCCTCACGTAGAGGTAGGCGATGCCGCGCAGACGGTGCTCCGCCGTCCATTTCCCGTCGCTTTCCGCCGTCAGGTCGGCGTCGGCGGCTTGGTCGGCGGTCCCGAGATGGCGGTTCACCCGCACCAGCCCGACGAAGCGGGCATCGGTCTCCGGCACGTCATCGAAATACACGGTGCCGATGCTGCGCAGCCGGTTGCTGGCCAGGGCGATGACAAGATGCAGGTAGTCGTTGTTGCCGGACGAATGGATGAAGACCAGCGGCCCGGAAACCCGCGCCCGGCCGACGATCAGCCGGCGGGCCACCACCGGTTGCCGGATCATCAGCGTGCGGTCCTCGCGCAGCGTGGCGGTGGGCGCCTTGGCTTTCGGGGACAGGGCTTGGCTGGCCAGCCCCAGCACCATCGAGGCGCCGAAATTGACAGCGAAGGTGGTGAGGATGGAGCCGGCGATCAGCGTTCCGGCGACAGCCGCCGACGCGGTGCCGACCGCTGCCGCCACGGCGGCGCCGGCAGCGACGACGGGCATCAGCCAATCCTCCAGGCATGGCGCGCCCGCGCCAGGGGAACAAACAGCAGGCCGGCCTCACCGGGACAGGCCACCGCCCGGCCGGTCAGGTCCACCACGCCACAGGCCAGCGGCCCGCCGGCGCCGGCCGGAGCTTCGATCAGCACGACGTCGCCGCGCTGCGCGAGCAAGGGCGCGATCGGCGCGCCAAGAAGCGTGGTGCAGCCGCCGACCAAGCCGCCGAGCGGCTTCAGCAGCCGGACCGCGCCGCGCGCGGAGCGGTAGCGGCCCCGGAACGGCGCCAAAGGGTCGCTGCCGGTCAGAATATTCACGGCGTCGGCGGCGAGGATGCAGCAGTCCCAGCGTCCCCACGAAAAAGGCCGCCCGTGGGCGGCCTCGAGGAAGGCGTGCAGCCGGCTGGGCCAGTCTTCGAAGCGGGTCATCAGCGCCCCCACTTGATGCTTTGGTTCTGGATCGCCGGCACGTATTCCAAGCCGCGGTCGCCGGGGTACTCGGTTTGCTGATCCTCGTGCTCGTAGCGGCGCTCGCGCGTCCGCTCCAGGTCGATCAGCCGGCTTTCCACGGCCACCTCGATGGTGGCGGTGTCGCCGCCCTCGGTGATCTCCATCACGTCACAGCGCCCACCGAACACCTCGTAGGGGTCGCCGATGATGGCGCCGCTGCCGACATCGAGGGCGCCGAACAGCAAGCGCACCGGGCGGCCTTGATAGGGTTCGCGCAGGGCCAGCCCCACCATGTTGGAGGGGATGCCGGACAGGGCGAAGGTGGCGCCGGTCGCGCGCAGTTCCTGCGTCTCGGCGATGGCGGACACGCTCAGCAGATGGCCGGTGCCGTACCAGGTCAGCCCGGCCCAGCTCAGTTCGCCATAGCCGGACCACAGCCGCACGGGGCCGCTGTCGAACAGGGCCTCGGCGAGCATGATGGGGGCGATGACCGGCGCCGTGACGGCGGCGGCCATGCCGGCGGTCAGGTCGCGCATGGTTACAACGCCTCGATGCAGGAGAAGGAAAAGCCGTAGACTCCGGCGGCGTCGGCGTCCCATCCCGCGTCGTTGCTGGCCAGACGGAACAGGCCGCGCGCGTTCCGGGCTATCACCGCGCCGCCGGACGGCGGTGGGCTGCGCAGGGACGGTTCGATGGTCAGGACCGCAGTGCCGGCGCCGTCACTGCCGACGTCGGTCACCACCATGTGCAGGCGGTTGCCCGGCAATTCGATGTAATCCCCGGCGCGCAGGATACCGGAGGTCCACGGCGCCCATCCGCCGGTGACCAGTGTGGTGCCACTCTGCCCGGCGCCAGCCACCCACGGATTGCCGGCCGCCACGCCCCGCGGGAACCGGGCGTCCGGATCACCCATCAGGAAGGTGCCGCGCCGGCCACGCAAGCCCAGGAGAAAGCCCTGCCACGCCCCGGCCTTGTCGCGCTTCATCGGCGGCAGGGAGATGTCGGCCTCCCACCACGCGCCCTGGTGTTCCTGGACCTGCTGCTGCCCGGTGAAGGGCGAGGTCGCCACGGCCACCACACGGCGCAGCCGGAAGGCGGAGCGCGACGGGGCCGGCGTCGCGGGAGGAATCAACGGATAGGTCATCGGCGTGTCCCCCGCTGCATGCGGTCTTCGACCGCGGCCACCGTGGCCGCCTTGAGCTGGGGCAGCATGTTGAGGACTTCGGCGCGGGCGGCGGCGTTGACCCCGACACCGAAATGCATGGTCTGCTGCACCACCACCGTTTGCCCGCCGCCCTCGGACGGCGTGGCGCCGCCGCGCAGCTCCGGCACCCGCGGCAGGATCACGCCGGGCACCTTGGGCACGAACAGCTCCGGCCGCTTCTCGCCGACGACGTAGGCCTCGTGGGGGTTGACCGGGCCGCCGGCGGCCCGGAACTGCGGCCCGTTGCCGACGCCGCCGAAGGAGCCACCGGCGCCGGCCACGTTGGCCGCACCGTGCGTGCTGGCGGCGGAGCCACCGAACAGGCTTCCCAGCAAGCCGCCCACGGTGCCCAGCGTCGGCAACGCGGATTGCCCCAACAGGGCTTGCTTCAGCGGGTTGACGGCCGACAGCTTCACGAACTCCTGCATCAGCTCGCTGACCACGGCTTTTCCGATGTTGCGCAGGGAGGCGAAGGCGTCCTCACCGTTCATGGCCATCTCCGTCATGGCGGAGCCGATGCGATCGAAGGCCTGTTCGCCGAAGTCGCCCAGCTCCTGAACAAGAGCCTCCTGCTGGGCGAGGGCCTCGTTCGCCTTGTCCAGTTCGGCGAGCTTGGCTAGATAGGCCTCGTAGGCTTGCCGGTAACGGATCGTGCCGGCTTCGCCCTCGCGCAGCGCCAGGCTGTGGGCCTGCTGTGCCCGCACGGCTTCGGCCAGCACGCGCGGCCCCTTGCCCACGGTGTCGATGAGGGCGAGCTGGGCGGCGATCTGGCGGTCGATGTCGGCGGTCTGCTCCGCCCGGATGCCGCGCAGCTTGGCCGCTTCCTCGCGCTCGCGGGCGGTGCGCGTCGCCGGCCCCAGGCCGGTGGGCCCTGCGGCGGCAACGTCGTTCTCGATCTGCGCCCGGCGCTCCGCCGCCTCGCCCTTCCCGGCCGCCTTGGCCAACCGTTCGGCGGCCTCGGCCTGGAGGGTGAGCTGGCGCACCGCGTCCCCGATCGCCGCCGTCTGCTGCGCCGTCACCGCAACGGTGGCGGCGCGGATCTTGGCGTCTTTTTCCGACGCCGTGAGGGAGGCGTCGAGAAGATCGATGCGGGCCTGTTCCTGGGCCAGATACCGGGCGCGTTCCCGTTCCCCCATGCCGGCGGCCTTGGCCTGCGCCTCACCCAACTTCTGCGCCTTCAGAGTTTCGACGCTGACGCCGGCACGCTGCGCCTCCTCCAATCCAGACAGACGGTTGCGCGCCCGTTCCAAGCTGGTGGTGAGTTGCCCCGGATTGGCCACCTCCGGGTTGCCGACGCCGCGTTCCAGGTCGGCAATGCGCTGTTGCATCTCGGCGATGTCGCCATGCAGCGGATCAAGAGCCCGCGCCGCGTCGCCGGCGACGCGGCTGCCGGCGATGCGGCCCTGATGGTCGGCGACGAGCGCCGCCTGCTCCCGCGCCCGCGCCCGTTCGGCGGTGCGCCGCGCCAGCTCCGCATCAACGTCTGCCAAGTCGTCGGACGGTCCGCGTCCCATGCCGGGCGCGGCGAAGCGCGTGTCGATCGGCACGGCGTCGGCCCCGGCTTGGCCGCCGGTCTCCGCGTCCACCCGGTCCGCATCGAGCTTGCGGGCGGCGATGAGCTGTTGGCGCTTGGCTTCCAGCCGGGCGATGGCCTGATCGTTGGTCTCCGGCGCGGTGGCCCGGCCGGCGGCGTCGAAGGCGTTGGAGATGGCGCGGGCCACGCGCTCCCAGGCCTGCGCCAGGGTGGACAGCCCGTCGCGGGCCAAGCTGCCGACCCGCGCGTTGAGGGCGTCCATCAGCATTTTCTGCGCTTCGGTCGCCCGCCCCTGCCGGGCCAGCGTCCGGATGTGCTCAAGCTGCTTGTCGGACAGCAGGTTGAAGGCCTTGGCCAGCTCCTCCGCGCCGCGCACCGGATCGCTGAACAGCTTGGCCAGATCCGCCGTGGCCTCGGCGGTGTCCTTCCCGGTGGCGACGGCGTAGCCGCGCGACAGGGTGATGAGGCCCTCCATCACCTCGCTGCCGATCTTGCCGGTGCGGAGATAGGCGGCCTCCTGCTCCCGCGCCGCCCGCACGGAGATCCCGCCGGCGTCGGCGGCCCGCCGGGCGATCCGTTCGAGCTGGTCGCCGGTCAGGCCGATGGTGCCGCCCATCACCTGGTTGGCCACCGTCACGGCGCGCATCGACGATTGATAGGACTGGTTGGCCGCCACCAGGGCGCCTACGGCAAGGGCGGCGCCGGTGATAGCCACCACCATGCCGGTGATGCTGAAGCTGAAGGCCTGGGCGACCTGCGGTCCCTGCTGAAGGGCGATTTGCAGCGGCGACATGCCGGAGCCCAGCGACGCCACCACGTCGCTGGCGGTGTATTTCAGCGTCTGCATCTGCATGGTGGAGAGGCCGGAGGCCTTCGCCGCGCCGGTGGCCGCCCGCTCCATGCCGCGCAGGGAGGCAATGCCGGCGTCATAGCTCCCCTTGGCGCGCTTCACCGCGTCGGCGTGTTCGGCTTGGCTGATCGCCCCCACCTTCAGCGCGCGGTCGGCTTCCGCCACCGCCGCGGTGTAGGTCTGTTCCAGCTTGGCCGCCGGCACCAGCTTGGCCCGCATGTCATCGAGGGCGCGGCCATACGCCTCGATGTCGGCCGCCCGGTCGCGGGTGGGGCCGCGCGTCACGCCGGTAAGGGCGTTGACGCGCTCCTGCGCCTTGGCGATGCCGGCGTAGGCGTTGGATACGCCGGCGGCCATCTGCTGCGCGGCCTGTTCGGCACGGGCGGCGGACCGCTCGATGCCGCCGGCCGTCTGCCCGACCGCCTTGTCCGCCCGCGCCAGCTCCGACCGCAACAGGGCGGTCGAGGCCTCGATCCGGACGAGAAGGGATGCGACCTCAGTCATGGCTGCTCCCCGTTGCAGGTGGCGCAAGTGAGAAAGGTTTGTTTGACTCTCAACGCATGGGTGTGCTTATAAGCATCAAGTTCGCCTATAAACGACAGGGCCACGATGCGCTCACTTGTGATTTTTGCGTTGTTCACGCTCGTGGCTTGCGCACCCCAAAGCACGCCTGGGCAGCGTTGCGGATTAATCGGGTGCATATCGAGCCCATACACCAAGGCAAAATTAAACAGCACGGTTGTCGGCCAGCCGGTGGACGCAGTTATCGGAGCAATGGGTGCCCCTGACCGTTCCTATCGCTCCCAAGACGGAACAGAAACGCTTACTTGGGCAAGAACTCAACATGACAGTAGCGCTGGGATTTTATCCTGCGTCGAAACAATATCTGCCAAAAACGGAACAGTAACATCTTACAGAAGAGATGGCGGAAATTGCGGGTTCTAGTGAAAATAAAACAGAGCAATTAAAAAGGTTATGTTTTTCATTTTTACTTTCACGCAACTCCGGCCCGTTCCAGCGCGGCGCGGAAGCCGGCGTACCGCTCGCGCCGTTCTTCGGCGAGGGCGTCCTTGTCGCCCTGCGCCAAGGCCCAGCCGTCCAGCGCGGTGAAAAGCTCGTGCGGCGTGGCGGCCCAGAACTCGGCGGGCCGCCAGCCGATGGCGCAGGCGTGTTTCATCAGGCGGCGGAAAGGGATTCCCCGGTCCCCGCCGCCCCGGCTTCCCCCGGTTCGGGGGCCTTGCCGCCGGTCAGCGCGTGCTTGAGCAGGCGGGCGACCACGGGAATCACTTCGACCTGGCCGTCGGCGACGATCAGCCGGCCGGCCTCCGGATCGGACAGCGTGGCGCCGCCGGCGCGGGCCGCCGCACCGACGATGGCGGCCAGCTCGGCGACGCGGAACACCGAGGCCCCGAGGCGCATCAGGATCTCGGTGGTGCCGCGGCCGAGCCGCTCCTCCCACTCGACAATGGCCTCATACGACGGGCGCAGCGTGACGGAGGTCCCGCCCAGCACCAGGGCGACCTCGCCGCGGTGGGGATTGGCGTTGCTCATGGTGTGCCTCACGGGATCGGGGCGAGGGCGCCGGCGGGCGTCAGGGTGATGGAGTAGGTCACCGCGTCCTCGGCCGGGGCGGACACGTTGAACTGCGTCACGTAGAAGTCGCCGCCGTAGCCGTTGCCGGCGGCGTCGAAGACGATCTGGCAGGCGTGGGCGCTGCGTGTTCGCCACGCCGTTTCCAGCGCATCGAGCTGGGCGCGGCTGGTGCGCAGCTTGCCGGAGCACGAAACCTGCCCGCTGATCGTGGTCGGCATGCCCGTCTGCCAGCCGCCGTTGTCCTTGGCCGTGGTGTTGGCCACGTTGGTGGAGCCGTCGAAGCTGGTGTCGGTCTGGCCTTCCAGCGTGGTGTAGGAGACGGGCGCGGAAGCCGCGTTGCCCACCTTCAGAAGGCATTCGGTGCCGGGGATATCAGCCATAGCGTCCTCGAGGAGAAAGGGAGGGGATCAGTCGGGGTTGGTCAGGGCGGCGAAGCGGATCACGCCGTGGCGGGTCTGTTCGTCCACGTCGGCGAAGTCGGAAGCGAATTCGAAGCGCAAGCGCACCAGGGCGTGACCGGTCAGGACCAGGGGTCGGCCGTGCAGCGCGGCCTTGATCTGGCCGAGCAGTTCCTTCGTCTCGCGCCGCCCGGCGTATTGGGACCACACATGCAGGGTCAGGCTGTGGTCTTCGCCGTCGTCGGTCTTGCTGCCGGCCGGCGCGATGGTGCTGTCGCCGATCGCCACGTAGGGCATGGCGGCGCCCTGCGGCACGTCGTCGTAGACGGGTACGGTCAACATGCCGGCGAGCGTGTCGTACACGGCCTTTTGCAGCTCCCAGGAAGCGTTGCTCATGGGTCGGCGTCCTTGGTGCGGCGGATCAGCGCCGGCAGGGCGGCGAGGCTGTCGCCGTCGTCGGTGACCGAGCCGGCGGTGTGCTTCAGCGCCCGGTCGACTGCGCCGCCGATGTCGGCGAGGTTGCGTGCCTTGTTCGCCTTGAAGGCCGGGACCAGGAAGGGTTGAGCGGGACTGCCCGGGTGCTGGATGACGGCGCCGCCGGGCATCTTGATGGCGTGCGGTCGGGCGCCGAATTCCACCAAGTGGGCGTGCCGCGCCCGGCGCTTGCCGAAGCTGCCCACCGACGCGCCGAGGCCATCCTTGCGGATCTTGACCTTGAATTTGGCGCGCAGCTCGCCGGTGGCGTAGCGGTTCTTGCCCACCGCCGGCATGGCGGCCAAGGCGTTGTCGTAAACACGGGTGGCTGCGGCCTCGATCGCCGTGGCCACCTCGGCTTGCGCCTCCACCGGCAGGCGGCGGAGCAACCGGCGGAGCTTGGTCGCTCCGGACATTCGGCGGCGTGCCATCAGCCCTCGCAATCCAGCGTGAGGAAGGGCTCCCGCGCGGCGTCGGCGACGAAGCGGATGTTGAAGGTCTGGCCGTTCCAGCGCGCCCGCATGTCGGCGGCCACGTCGCCGCGCCGGCGAATGCGCATGCGCACCAGGACCGACGCCTCGCGCTGTTGGGCGCGGGCACGCTCGTCGCCGGAGACCGGCCAGACCTTCGCCCAGACGGTGCACACCGGCACCCACGCCACGGTTGCCCCACCGCCGCCGTCCCCGATGCGGTCCTCCCGCTCGATGGCGACGCGCTGGTCCAACTCGCCGGCCCCGGTGCGATACCCGGTGCGCCGCCCACTCATGCCACGCTGACCTTGCGATGGAACGACAGCAGCCGCTCCAAGGTCGGGTTGTCGGCCAGCGACAGGCCGGCGGCCACCCCTTCGCGGTTGGCGTAGAGGTCGGCCAGGATCAGGAGGGCCGCGGCCTTCACCGATGCGGGCACGGGCACCGGGAAGCCGGCACTGTCGGTCCACGGCACCGGGCGGCCCAGCGACTGCGCCACCACATCCTCCGCCGCGGCCAGCTTCAGCGCGATGTCGGCGTCCTCGTCGGCGCCGTCCACGCGCAGATGCGCCTTGGCTTCATCCAGGGTCACGATGGCCATTGTGCAGCTCCGGAAAGCACAGAGGGCCGGCAAAGCCGGCCCTCTGTGCGGATGGTGCGGGGGGCCGGTCTACTTGCCGGCATCGCCCGGCTTCTTCGCCTCGGCCCGCACGTCCTCGGCGACCTTGGCCTTCACCAGCGCGTCGGCCACGTCCGTTGCGAAGCGGGCGACCTCGCCGGCGTTGTAAAGCGTGCCCACCGTGGCGGGTTCCTTGAACTTGACGGCCTTCATGGCGTCGGACTCCTCTTATGGCTTCCACGCGACCTGTTGCAGCACGGCGATCGCCACGTCGTGGCGCGTGCCCAGGTCGTGTTCGGTGATGATGCGGATCAGGGTTTCGTCGGTCTGGAAGGCGGAACGCCATTCCGTGCCGTCGTGGTAGGACGCCTGATCGGAGCTGGCGATGGTGGTGACGTAGGTGTCGCCGATCAGGACTTCGGCGAAGTCGGCGAAGATGATCTCCGACTCGTCGCCATCCGCGCCAAGGTTGCTCGGCACCGACGTCGTCATGGAATAGGGATAGGAGCCGATGCGCCCTTCCCGGATTTCCGGGAAGGCTTTGTTGCCGTTGCCGTCCGTCAGGTTCTCGAGGAACTCCTTGGTGGTCGGGGAGATGATGTAGCCGCACCGCGCCATCGGCACGTTGGCGTTGATGACGCGCAGGCGCAGCCGGCTGAGGTCGTTGCGCACCGCCTGCACCCGCTCCGCCGCGTCGGTGATGCCGGAGAGGTCGGTAGCGGCGATCTTGTTGCCCGTCGCGGCCAGGTTGACGAGACCGGCCGGGGCGAGGTCGGAACCGACGCCGCGGATGAACTGCTGATCCTCCTTCAGCGCCACGCTGCCCAGCAGATCGTCGCGCACCATGCGCTCGACGCTCGTGCTGGCGCGGCGGATGAGCTGGTTGGTGATCGGCACCAGGGCGGTCAGCTTCTTGGCCGACAGCTTCATGGTGCCGACCGTCGCCCCGGTGAGGTTGATCGGCTGGCGCTCGCCGGTGTAGGTCGCCGAGGTGCCGGAGGTCTTGCGCTTCATCGTCAGGTTGCCGGTCGGGATCGGCAGCACCGTGGCGCCCATGCCGCGCACGACGACGCGCGGGCGCAGAAGGTCGATGAAGTCGGTGGAATGGGTTTCGTCCACCAGGAGGCCACCCTTGGTCTGTTCCGACTGCTCCAGGTTGGCCACGATCTGGCCGGCCTGCGTGCCCCAGGCATTTTCGGCCCAATCGGCGGCGGCGCGGCGGTCCATGTTGCCGTTGACCAGCGCCATGGTGATGCGGGCGAACTGCTGACCGGCTTCCAGCTTCTCCGCCGGCTGGGCAGGCACATGGCCGGCGGCGCCGGGCAGCGAGGCGGCCGGGCGGGCGGCCGCCGCACGGCGGTGTTGGAGATCCTCCTCAACCTTGAGGGACGCGGACAGCTTGTCGTCCTGCGCCTTCAGGTCCTCGAACGTCTTCGCCTCGGTTTCGGTCAGGTCGCGGCCTTCGGCGTCGGCGGTGGCCAGGAGCGACTCCATGTCGTCCTGGACCTTGGCCTGGTCCGCCTTCAGCTTGATGATACGGCTCATGTCGGTCAGCTCCTTGCGCGGCGGCGCCGCAGGTCGAGTTGAAGAGAGGCCAGCCGCGTGCTGGCCCCGGTGCGCGGCAGTGCGTCGGGGGGTGCCGCTTCCGGAACTGGATCGGTGTCGGCCTCCACCTCGGTTTCCAGGTCCGCGGCCCTGTCGCCGGCCTTGCCGGTGGTCCCGCCGCCACGGGCAAGGCGGGTCAGGGTGTCCTCGAGCGTGCCCAGGCGATCGACCATCCCGGCGTCCAGCGCCGACTTGCCGACCTTCACGCCGCCGCGGCCGAAGTCCTCGATTACGGTCTTGGCCGTCACCCCGCGGCCCTTGGCCACGTCGCCGATGAAGACCTTCTCGATCTGGTCCAGCTCGGCGCGCAGTTGCTCGCGGCCGGCCTCGGTGTTGAAGTCGGGACGCTTGTTGGCGGCGTTGGAGGACACGACGTCGTGCTGGCGGTAGCCGTCGCGGTCGGCGTGTTCCTGCGCCTGCACGCTCATGACGACGCCGATCGACCCCACCAGGCCGGCGCGGTCCAGGACGATCTCGTGGGCCTGGCTGGCGATCCAGTAGCAGGCCGACGCGCCCAGGCCGGTGACGTGGGCGGTGACCGGCTTGGGGCTGGCGGCGATCAACCCGGCGAACTCGGCGGTGCCCGACACCGCGCCGCCGGGGCTGTCCATCACCAGGAGGATGCGGGTCACGGCGTCCGATTGCTGCGCCACCCGCAGATCCGCCGCGGCCACATCCAGCGACGTGGCGCCGGAATAGTCGGACATCACGTTGGAGCGGGGAAAGATCGGCCCGAGGATCGGGATGCAGGCCACGCCGTTGCGGATGGTGGTCCGGCGGGCGCCGTCCAGCCGGCTTCCCATGGCGGCGACGGCCTGAAGGTAGCGGGCCTCGTGGCCGTCCTGCGCCTTGGCGATGACCTCCGGCGCATCCAGGGCGCGCTCGGCGATCCGCTCGATGACGGCCAGGTAATCGGGCGTGATGGCCCACGGCTGCGCGCGGATCGCGCGCAGGGCAGCGGATGGCATGGGGGTGTCTCCTCAGTCCTTCGGCGCGCCGCCGGCGGATTTCGGCCGTTCGGTGCCGGCCACGTAGAAGTTGAGCGGCCACAGGTAGGCCGTGCCGGCCGCACCGCCGATGGCGTTGCGGTTCTCGGCGGCGCGGATCTCGTCCACGTTCAGCGCGCCCAGCTCGCGGGCGGCCTTGTAGGCCTCCCAGCGGCTCTTGCTGTCGCCCTTCAGCAGCGCGTCGGGGAGGAACTCGTAGAAGCAGCCCGGCTCGGCGAAGGCCAGGGTCGCCGCTTCCGCCACCCGCGTGTAGTGGGGCATCATGTGGTAGATCACGAACTCCAGGCTTTGGTGTTCGATGTTGTTGTTCGTGCTGCGCGACAGCTCGAACAGCAGATGCGGCGGCACGCCCAGCGCCCGCGCCACCTCGGACACCTGGAAGATCCGGGTTTCGAGGTGCTGCGCCTTCTCGTTGTCGTGGCTGAGGAAGGTCGGCTTGAGGTCCTGATCCAGCACCGCCGTACCGTGGGCGCGCGCGGCGCCGGCGAAGCGGCCGTCCCAGTCACCTTTGATTTCCTGCTTCGCCTCGCGCGGGATCTTGTTGGGCGAGGTCAGGACGACGTTGGGCTTGGCGTCGTTGGCCCAGAAACGGTTGGCATACTCGGTGGTGGCCAGGGCGCCGCCCAGCACCTCGCGCATGTAGGTGATCGGGTCGATGCCGGTCAGGCCGTCGCGGGTGAAGCCCGGAATGTGCCAGACCTGATCGGCGCTGAAGCGGTCGCGCGTGCCGTCGGGCAGCGTGGCGTCGTAGAAGGGCTCAATCCCGGTCTGCCGGTCGAAGTGGAAGTTGACCCCCAGGCCACGCGGATCGAGGCGGGTCAACACGGTGGGGTCCTGGCGGTAGTCGCGCGAAATGAAGCCGGCGAAGCGGCCGGCCAGGCAGATGTCCGCCAGCAACAGCTCCTTGAAGGCGAACGGCGTCTGGAAGCCGTTCGGCCGGTCGTGGAACAGGGTGTAGCGCGGGGACCCCGTCGCCCGTTCCTTTCCGCCGTTGCCGGTGCGCCGGTAATAGACCAGCGGTGTCATGGCGAAGACGCCGGTCAGCACGCGCAGGGCCTGCATCACCGCCGACAGCGAGAGGGCCGACCCTTCGTTCACCCGCACCCCGGCGCTGGACGCCCGGCCGTAGCTCGTCACCAGCCAGGCCTCCGGGGTCTGCACCCCGGACGGCGTGTCCTCACCGGTCGGTCCGCCGCTGACGGTCGGTTCGATGCGCGCGGCCGGAGCCGCCGGCGCCCTGGCGCCGCGCAGTCTGTCGAAGAGGCCCATCACATCCCCGTGTATTCAAAGTCGTCGTCGGCCTCTTCGCGCGCCATGGCGCGGCCCAGAGCCGAAATCAGCGCCACCGGCCCGTCGATCTTCTTGGCCGGCTTTTCCTTGTCGGGATAGACGTTGTCTTTCTTGTCGGGCTTGGCGACGACGTTGGACATCATCCACGTCATCACCGGGCACCCGGCGTGTTCCAGCTTGCCGTCCCGGATCAGCGCGTCGAGCTGCTTCATCGGTTCGGAGAAGGTCAGCACCAGCGGCCGGTACTCGATCATCGGCAAGCCGCGCTTCACCAGCCGGTTGACCAGCATGGTGGCCTGGTGCGGATCGTAAGCCACGTCCAGCACCTCGAAGCGGTCGGCCAGTTCGAGGATGTCCTCTTCGATGACCTCGTAGTCCGTCACGTTGCCGTCCGTCACCTTCAGCAGCCCGGCGTCCCGCCACGCCTGATAGCGTTCGTTCTCCGGCAAATCGACGGTGGCTTCGGGCAGATAGTGGTAGCCGAAGGTTGCCCAGGTCCCGCCCTCTTCGAGCGGCGGGAACAGGATCTCCAGGGCGGCGATGTCCACCTTGCTCGCGAGGTCCAGACCCAGGCGGCACGGGCGACCGAGGAAATCGTCCAGCGTCAGCCCCGGCCGCGCCCCGGCCATCCAGGCTTTCATGTCGAAGTAGCCGGAGCGGGCATTCACCCAAAGGTTCAGGTGCTTCGTCAGGAAGCGCCCGCGCGCCCGGGTGCTGTTGACCGCCTCGCGTTGCCGGGCCGCCAGGAAGTCGGCGGCGACGCTCACGCCGATGTTCGGGTTGGCCTTGGCCAGGGTGCCGGGCCTGGCCCAATCGTCGTCCTTGTCCAAGGTGTAGACGATCCCGAACTTCTCCTCGTCCGGTGTCACCCCCTCCAGGATCTTGATGAGGTCGCTGCGCAGCTCGTAGCACGGCCCGCCGATGTCGAACCCGGCCGTGGTGATGACCAGGCTGAGCGGCTGTTCGCGCGCGCCCATGCCGGTCACCATCGTGTCGAACTGCGATGAGGTGTCGTGTTCGTGGTACTCGTCCGTGATGGCGCAGCTCGGGCTGGCGCCGTCGCCGGGATTGCCGATCACCGTCTCGAAGCGGGAGCCGTTGGCGACGACGTGCAGGTTGGCGGCGTTGACCTGGATGCCGAAGCGCTTGCGCAGCTTCGGCGTCTGAAGGCAGATCAGCCGGGCCGGCCGGAAGACCTCGAGCGCCTGCTTCTCCGTCGTGGCGCCGGCGTAGACTTCCGCCCCGTACTCGCCGTCCGCAGCGAACATGTAGAGGCCGATCCCCGACGCCAGGGCGCTCTTGCCGTTCTTGCGCGGCACCTCGATGTAGGCCAGGCGGAACCGCCGGAAACCATCGGCCTTGCGGACCCACCCGAAGACGACGCACAGGATGAACACCTGCCACGGCGCCAGCGTGATGAGGTGGGCGCGGGGGTTGGCCGGGTCCTTCTTCGCCCATTTGCCCTTGGTGTGGGGCAGCAGCTCGATGAAGCGGCACACCCGGCCGGCCTTGGCCACGTCAAAGCGATAGGGCCAGTCTCCCTTGCTGCGTTCCAGATCATCCAGGTGCCGGCGGCACGCGGCGATCACATAGGCGCACGCCGGGATGCGGTGGTTGACCACATCGCGGGCGTAGCGGTTGGCGGTGTCGACGAAGGCTTGGTCCGCCGCGGCGATCTTGTCGGCCGCGTCGCCGCCGGAGCGCGCGGCGGCCATCAGAAGCCCTCGTACTCGTCCTCTTCCTGCTCACCGGACGCGGCGGCCGACACGCGCGAGCGGTCGGCCGGGGTGAGTCCGAAGCGGGCCAGCCACATGCACAGGCGCCGGTCGGCGTCGGCCACCATGGCGACCTCCGGGCGGGCGCGCAGCATCTTCCCGTTCTTGCCCTCGGTGACGTAGGTCAGGTCACCGGCGGCGGCGATCAGGTCCTCGCCGTCGCTGACGCCGCGGTCGAGCGCTTGGCGGGCGCGCAGCAGGTCGGCGTAGGTCTCGCACAGCGCCTCCAGCGCCGGCGCGTCCGCCGCGGTCAGCACGCCCATCTCTTCGAGCATGCCGGCGATGCCTGGCCAGACTTTCCGGGCCATCGCCGACGCATGCGGCGGTGGCAACGGCACGCCCGGCTGGAGCCGGGGTTCGCGTTCGTTGGTGCGGCACGGCTGAAGCGTGCCGGCCAGCTCCTTGAGCGCGGTCGGTTTGCGAGGTCGCGGCATAGCGGTCTTCCCACCGGGTGCTTTTTTCCCCCGGTTTTGCACGCGGAAAAATCTGGGGAGGCACAACGGTCCCCCGGTCGAGGGGGCCCGAGGATCGGACCCCCCTCCCCCCGGCCGGGTCAGGCCCTGGCCCGGCCGAACCCACCGTCGTCGCGCGCCGTCTTCCGGTCGTGGCAGGGCTTGGCCATGCTGCGCAGGTTGGCCGGGTCGAAGAACAGCCCCTCGTCGCCGCGGTGCGGGCGGATGTGATCCACCACGGTGGCCGGGGTGATGCGCCGGCGGCCTTCGTCGCAGGCCTCGCACTGGCACAGCGGGTGCGCCGCCAACTGCGCGGCCCGGAGCGTCCGCCACCGCGCCGTTTTGTATAGGGCACGGGCGGGGTTGTCCCGCCGGCGCCGGTCAGTCTCACGCCCGAGCTGCCGGGTTTGCTCGCGCTGGGCGACGGCAGGGGGCCGCCAGCCGGGCGGGCGGTGTACGGGAGGAGCCATGGGCATGCTCACACCTCCGGGGATTTGCCGGCACCAAACCGTTCACCGGTGAACGCTTTGGCCGCGCTCCGGCGGTGCTGGAACCGGTCCCAATAGTCCCACACCAGCCAGAGGGCGCGGCCGACGGCGACGAACACGGCGCACCAGAAGGCCAGTTCGCCGGCGAAGCCGTGCAGGGTGGAGATCCACCAGGGCATGGTGACGGCCGGGGCCACGGCCACAGCGTCGGTGATGGTGCGCTCCATGGCGCCCTCCGGAAGACGATCAAGGGTCATGCGGCGAGATCCACGTTCAGCTCGGCGAGGCGCTTCCAGCCGGCGTCAAAGAACCGCTGATCGCGCTCCACCCCGAAGAAGCGGCGCCCGCGCTTTACCGCGGCGGCGCCTGCCGAACAGGAGCCGAAGAAGGGGTCGACCACCAGCCCGCCCGCCGGGCAGGTGGCCTCGATCAGCTCGCCCAGCAGGGCCTCCGGCTTCTCGGTCGGGTGGAGGCCGAAGCGCACCGGCGGGTGGCTCAGCACGTTGGGTGTGCGATGGCTCAGCGGCTCGCGGCCGACACCCTTGGTGAAGTGCAGGATAAGAGTGCGTAACAAAACCGGCCGGAAACGGTTGGTAGGGGCATGGCAGCCCCTCTTGTTTGCGACGCCTTGTGGGCGATCATCGAACCGCTGATCCCGCCGGAGCCACCCAAGCCGAAAGGCGGACGGCCCCGGTTGGACGATCGTGCGGCGCTGACCGGCATCCTGTTCGTGCTGCGCACGGGCATCCCTTGGGAGCTTCTGCCGGTGGAGATGGGCTGCGGCTCGGGGATGACCTGCTGGCGGCGTCTGCACGAGTGGCATCGGGCTGGGGTGTGGGAGCGGCTGCATCGCGTGCTGCTCGACCGGCTCGGCTATGCCAACGCCATCAACTGGGATCGTGCGGCGGTGGACAGCGCCAGCGTTCCAGCAAAAAGGGGGGCGAGGAGACCGGCCCGAACCCGACGGATCGCGGCAAGCCGGGCTCCAAGCGTCACATCCTCGTCGATGCCAATGGCATCCCACTCGCCCTGAAGATCTCGCCGGCCAACCGGCACGACAGCAAGCTGCTGGAGACGCTGGTCGATGCCGTGCCGGCGATCCGCCAGTGTGCGGGCCGGCCACGGCGCCGCCCGGCCAAACTGCACGCCGACAAGGGCTACGACTTCGCACACTGTCGGCGGGCGCTGCGCCAACGAGCGATCATTCCGCGGATCGCCCGGCGTGGCGTCGAGAGCAGCGAGCGTCTTGGCCGACACCGATGGGTGGTCGAGCGGACGCTCGCCTGGTTCGCCCGCTTCCGCCGCATCGCCGTCCGCTACGAACGGCGCGCCGACATCTTCACCGCCTTTCACCACATCGCCGCCAGCATCATCTGCTGGCGCTTCGTCCAAAGATGGTTCTGTTAGGCGCTCTAAGCTCGTGCCGGTTCCGGAAGTGCCGGCCCATGCCGAGGTGCACCTTGTCCCACACCAGCAGGCCGGCGCGTCGAAGGTCGGCGCTTTCGATGGCGTCGGCGGCCTCGCCCCGCAGGGCCAGGCCACGCAGCTCGTCCGCCTCCACCGCGTCGGCCAGGCTGTCCATCATGCGCCAGTCGATGAAGCACAGGAGGTGCCCACCGGGCACCAGGATGCGCTGCCATTCGAGCGCGCACTGGCGGATCAGCGACATGAACCCGCGGGTGCTGAGGCTGTCCGAGCCGAACCACCGGTCTCGTCCACCCTCCTTCGTGCCGCGGGTCATCGTCTTGTTGTAGGCGGTCTTGCCGGCCTCGCGGGTGGCGCCGCTGGAATAGGGTACATCGGTCAGCACCAGGTCGGCGCAGTTGTCCGGAAGCTCCCGCATCCGTTCGATGCAGTCACCGAGCGCCAGCGTGGCGCCGCCAATCGTCACGGTGTAGGGCATGTTCTTCTCGTTCCGGTCGGGTCAGCAGCGGACCACGCGCTTCCTACCCCGGCTTGCATCGGGTGCCGTGGTCGAACGCCTGTCGGCTTCCACAGCACTGCGACACTCACGGGCCGTAGCCTTGTCCGTCCGCTGCTGATTTCGTCAGAGCCCCAGGGCCGCCGAGCTGGAACCGTCGAAGACGGTGGCCCGGCGGATGTAGCCGCGCGTCGTGTCCGCCTTCTTGTGGCGGAGCTGGCGCTGAATGGTGTCCTCCGCCGCGCCAGCCTGTGCCGCGGTGGTGGCGTGGCCGGAGCGCAGCGAGTGTCCCGCCACGCGGTCGGGATCGATCCCGGCGGCGGCGGCGACACGCTTGAGCATGTCCACCGCCGCCCGGTCAGAAAGGCGCAGGGCGCCCGCTCGTCCGTGGCGGTTGACCGATCGGAACAGCGGTGCGCCGGCCGAAGCCGCCGACGCCTGCATCCAGGCTTGCACCGCCCGCACCGGGCATGTCGCCATGTTACGGCCGCGGGCGACCCCAACCATCTGGCCTTGCCCTTCCTGATCGGTCTTGCTGCGCACCAGGTGCACCAGGATGCCCTGCGAGGTCAGTTCGATGTAGCCGGTCCCGGTCCCGATCCGCGCCAGGTCCAAGCCCATCAGCTCCGAGCGGCGCAGCGCCGACGCGAAGCCCAGCAGGATCAGCGCCCGGTCCCGCAGGCCGGCAACGGTGGAGCTGGGCACAGTGGCCAGCATCGCCCGGATGTCATCGGCGACGAGGGGGGCCTTGCCCATCTTCGCCGTGCCGATCGTCCTCTTGATGCCGGCGAAGGTATTCGCGATGGCCGGGTGCTTGGTGTCGAAGCCCTCACCCGCCTGACGGTGGACGAAGGCCAAGGCCGCGAGCGCCTGCTCCATGGTGCTGACCGTCCGCCCCGCTGTGGCCAGGTGGGTGAGGTAGAGCCCCACCGTCATCGGCGCCGCGGGCATCGGACCGAGGCCGGTTTCCCCGCACCAGGTGGTGAAGGTCCGGAAGGCCTTGCGGTAGGCCAGCCGGGTGTTTTCAGCGATGGCCGCACCGGCGAAATCCGCCGCCTGTTCAGCCAGTGTTTCAAGGTCTGCGACAACGGCGGAACCGCCGGAAATCAAGGCGGGCAAGGCCATCTCAGCCCCCCAATAAGCGCCCTTATCGGTGGGTCAGACCAGTTCGAAGACCACGGCTTCGGCGGGCTCCCGAAGGATGAACCCCTTCGCCGCCAGCACTGGAGCGATCAGCCCGAAGGCCTCGTCCCACAGCAGCCGCGCGCGGGCCTCGCGGTCGCGCTCCGGATCGGGCGCCGACTGGCGGCGACCGTAATGCCCCAGCACCGCGAGGTGATCCCGCGTGAGCTGGCCGTGGCGGTAGAGCTGGTCCACTGCGTGAGCCACATCGAGCGACTGACAGGGACGCAGGATCGGTTCGGGCGCCCGCTGCACCGGCACGCCGTAGACGCTGCCGGTCACCATGCGGCACGTCCACAACCATGCCTCCTCGGCATTGGCGAAGAGTACGACGGTGCCATGCTGTCGGGTCATCGGTCGCTCCTTGCCATCTCACGGGCGTCGGCGAGGCGGCCGACCACGTGGGCGCGCAGCTCGTCATAGAGGGACCCGCTGTCTTCCAGCAGCTCCAACGCCCACGGCACGGCGACCCATTCGTCGGCCATGCGGATCTCCACCCGGTCGATGTTGGCTTCCCACCGCCCGCCGCGGTACTGGATGCGGGCGTCGTATTGCCGCTCCGCCGGCCCGAGGGCGAGCGTCAGCACGGTGTCGTATTCGCATCGCATGATGCACCTCGGAAAACACGAAACCCGCCGCGGCGGGGCCGGGCGGGCTGTTGTGTGCACCCAGGTCGGGCGCTGTCTGCGGTCAAGTAGTGAACTTTATTCCTAAATATTAGGTTAAGTATCCCATCCTGATAGCCATGGCGTCGCCGGGGCGGCAAAGCCGGTCACCCGATAATCGCGCAACGGCAGATCCACCACCGCGCCCAGCACCCGCATCATGCCGGCATGCCACGCGGCGTAGTCCTCCCGCGCCTCCCGGATCTCAGCGTTGCTGGGCGACAGCTCCACCGCGCTCCACCGGACCACCACCTGGCGCGATCCGTCGTCCAAAGTGCGGTAGGTGAAGCCGGGCTCGGCCTGCTGAAACTTGCGGCGGCCCCGGCTGTCCAGAATGCCGACGCCGCGGGCGATCATACGGCGCGCCACCGCGGACAGCGGCGGCACTGTCTCCCATTCGCTCACCACCACATGGCGGCGGCCCCCGCCTTGGGGAGCCGTGTTCCGGACCGGCACGAACCGCTGGCCCCCCAGATCCCAGCATGGGCGTCCGCCCTCGCGCGCCTGGTCAAGGACGAGCCGGCGCCAGCCCTTCAGGTGGCCGAAGGCCCGGTCGATGGCCACCATGACCGCCTCGGCGTCCGGATGCAGCCGCGGTGCCACCCCCCGGATTTGACCGCCACCGTCCACGCGCGTTCCGGCTAAGCCGATCTCGGCAACGCGGACACAACTGTCCACCCCCCATCCGCCCGGGCTGTCAAAGCCGCCGGTTGGGCGGTGGCCCCGCCGGATGGCCACAGCGGCGGCCATCTCCACGGCGTGCAGGCTCACGCGGTCGCGGTCGGCCTTCTGGGTGCGGATGGTCCAAACGACCAAGTCTTCGAGGTCGATGGCGCGACGCAGACGCACGGCGGCACCGGTGGGGGTGGGAACGGCCACGGCAATCTCCAGCGGATGATCGTCAGGCGGCAATCGCCGGCTGGATGGCCGCGCTGCACAGCCGTTCGATGCCGGCGACCAGCGACTCCAAGGCCGCAGGGGGAATCATTGCAGGATCGTTGCGGTAGGTCAGCAGAAACCGCCCCTTGGCAATCAGGTCCTCGGCCGTTTCGACTTCCGCGCAGGCCAGGACGTGCTCAAGGTTCCCCAACATGCCATCCAGCTCGTCCGGCGCAGCCGGTTCTTGGGCGGCGCAGCACGCGGCCAGCCGCTGGTAAGAGTCCAGCAGAGGGGACAAGGACAAAGCGGCGATGCGCATGGTTCGGCTCCGGCGTTCAGAAGCCCAGGCGCGGCGCCATATGATGGGTTCGGAGGGCTGGGTCGAAGCCATACCGGAAGTGCCGCGCCTGGGTTTAGGACTTCTGACCTCAATCACCTACCAAATCCTTGTTGATAGGAATGCCTGTATAATTTGTCCCATTTTTGTTTTGCGCACTTAACGGTCTGTGCGTGTCAGGCGGCTTTGATGTGCCCCGCCCCTGCCAAGTTTGGTCACTCTCGATCACGAATGTACCCAAATTTTCAAGGGAGAAGTAAGGCGGTACATTCCTTTTGTCCCGCGGCTGGCCATTCCTGTTAGCCTGCCCGGAACACCTCTGTCTCCGCCCGCTCCAGCTGTTCCTCGCCCGGCAGCTTGGGGATCGCCATCCAGTGCGTCGGTTCACCAAGGAGCGGCTTCGGCGGCGTGAAGGGATCTATGAGCGCATGATCGGCAAGGTCAAGATCGAACAGTGATGGCCGCTCACCATCGAGTGCGACCATGAGCAGCCCTGCAATACCCTGATAGGCAGCCCAAGCGTCATCGGATGACGGATGCTGGCCGCTGTGATGTAAACTATTGCGAGCCCTGCGAGCCTTGCCGAGCGCATGAACTGTGTCAAGATCAATCAAAGCCTTCTGAAACAGCATCTCAATTCTGGCTGAGGCCGTCCAGCTGCGCGTATCCATGAGTTGGCTGCGGCGCGACTTGCTTGGGTCGGTTTCAAGAGTCGGCTCGACGACCTTGCGTTCCCAAAGGTCGGCCACCAGTTGCTCAACCACGATCCAGAGGTTCGCTAGCGCAGAGCCCCAATCGAGCCGCGCGAGCCCCGTCGTCCCCTTAAGTAGATATTCGCCGCGCATCAGCGGAACCGCGTTTAAAATCTTAAGTCCGGCCCCCATAGCCGTCCGTAGTTCGTCAAGCCCAATCTGCCGAGGCTGAACCAGAGCGATCGCCTCCAATGGGGCCGCTTGCAGATGACGGACGTGTTTGTGAAACCGGTTCGCCGCAGCCGGGCCGGATTTATGCACTCGGATATATGCCCAGTCGATGATCGATCCGACATCAAGAGCGTCCGGATTGATGGCCTCGCAATAAATGCCTCCTAGCAGCAACCCCGCGAGACACCGGTTAATGAACTCAACTGCGGCCTGCGTTGAGCGAAGGTCGTCGATTGGCGGAAGCGCGAGAGCACCGTCGCGACCGACCACCAGATGGTATGGTGGTTGGAGTCCAATGTCGATTCCACCTGCAATTTCATGGAGTGCGGCATAGTCCCAACCACGATGGTTGATCTGTTCAATAGTCACGTGCCAAGGCGCTTGACCATCGGTTTGGACGAGCCGAAACGGATGCAGATAGGCGATCATGCAGGGCACTCGCCGCTGCCTTAACGAGCCTACTTCATCAGACGTTTCGTCCTTCATAATCCTTAAACCTCACATTTGCCCGTCGCCGCCCATGGTCAGGCTGTTCCAAGTTGGAAAGCTGCCGCGCTGAAGGATGGCATATAGCGTGCGCGTGACCAGCCCTTGTTTGGAAGAGAAGACGTTCGCCCGTTTGTCTTATTTTATTAATTAGGCGCTCTGATCACCAAGCGCAGCGACTGTATCTGACGAATAGCTCACCACCTCCTCTTGCAGATCCGACATGCGCCACGCGTCCGGAAGCGCAGGCAAGTGGTCAAGCAGTACGCGCGTAAGTGGTGTCAGACTCAGGCTTTTGAAATCGGCTGCTGAGTCCAGAACAGGGATCTGAACTTCGATATTTGTCGGGAATTCGGTCTGGAGATCAATCCGCTGCAACTCCGACACACACCAGATATTGCGCAGTTCCCAGGTGGTGCGACAGAGAAGATCGACATCTCCCTTAGATTGGTCGAGGAGGAGGCGAAAGGTTGCGAAATTCAAACTCAAGATGTCCTCATCCGGTGTTCCGATCGTCAGATCCACCGGATCGAACCACGTCAACAGGCCTGTCGACACTTTGAGAGGCTGCGGAAGCTTTTTCTGAAAGAGTGCATGCATGTCGACCGCGCCCGAGTTCACTGCGGATGTGGCGTCTCGCAGCTGGCCTACTGCGCGCGCAACGTTGACCTTAGCCTCCTCGAAGCGATGCATGTGAAGAACGGTGCGGTGCTTGTCGTAGACTGTCTTTACCTCACACAGGAGGAGATGGCGGCTTTCGACATCGTAGAGCGCAAGATCGACATCACCACCGCCCTTCAGATTGCGACGGACCGCGACCTTTAGGCGATCAAAGGATGGTAGGACTGCGGCGAGGACGTCCGCCGCGCGCGCAAGTGTGCTACCGACCGTATTGTTCCAGGCATTGTCATGCATGCGGACCAGGATCGTGAGCAGGCCCATCGCAGGGGCCATAATCTTCTTGAAACCGACATATCGCAAATACCGCCCTCCAAATCGGAAGAATGGCACCGGCAGGAGAAGCTTGCAGGATTGTTCAGCTGTTAGGCTGAACTGTTGGACGAGTGCCATGACATTGTCGGCATCAACCGCCGAGTCCGGGAATGCGTATTTGTATATTTCTGCTAGCTTCTTCAGCAACTCGTCAGTGTAGGCGAGACTGTGGCCCACTTCGCGCGCCGCGAAGTCAAGGAAGACGAGAAAGCCGGAGAAGCCGGTCAGTAGCTCAGCGGAAACACCGGTAGCTTTTTCGAAGTTCGCCCACGACCGCGGGTTGGCCTCGCAAACAAATTTCAAATGCTCTTTCGCGCTCGCAAACGCGAAGTAGACGGCGTCCTCCGACTGTTCCGCTTGACCGTCCTTCAAACCCATTATGGTTTGCAGAAGATCTGCCTGCGCCGGTACGTCAATCAGCGTAAGAGCAGAGCGTCGGCGGCGCTTTGTCAGGCGCAATTCGCCATAGTCCCGCTCGACATCGTACCAGGACCTCCTCAACCCCGCACGCATACACGCTGCTTGGTGAAGATTGGTCTCGTTCATCAATTGCAGTGCGAAAACGTGTTGTACCGCCTGATCAGGTCGGAGCGGCTCCTCAAAGGACGGCTCAACGTCCGGGTCGATAAACTCATGCAAGCAAGTGGCCAAAGCCCGAAAATTCATAGCGATGTTGAAGTCGTAAAACTCGTCCTCGGCCGTGCCGAGTTTGTCTGAATGATGGGCTGCCAGCTTGGCGAACATCAGCCCCGCCTGCGGATGACTTGAACGCTCCATCTTCCCCTTAGACGCCGCCACGTTTGCATTTGCCGATTGCTCATCGAGGAATGGGAGCAGCTTTTCAGTTATATCGATAAGCATGGTCTCTGCATCATCCATTTTAGCAGGTCACAAACGCGTCTTATCGGCCAGTTTGGTCGGAAAACGCTATGCGCGGCAGGGTAAGGTGTGCATCTTATTTTTCGATATTTTCGCGAAATTTCAAGCTTTTTTTCCTCATTCCGTGCACGTTATTGCTTTTTACAACCTTCTTTTCGCACAGATGCAACGACACGATGTCAGCCACTGGGCGTTAACTATTGTTTGAGCAATCGACGTGAGTGCGTCCTCTTTTTTGTATTTGATGCCAGAAGAGGACAGGCAGCTAACGGCCTATTCGGAATTTGAATTGCGAGGGTTCGACACCCGTTTCTGGATTAAAGCACAAGATCCGCTATAATACCGGCGAGCGGAAGCGCTGACTCACTGATGGGGCTTCCCAAGGCCGGCAATCCGTGATTCGATTCCCCATTGCGATGGGGAGGAGTGAATGCCAGCGGCGTTGCCGATCCGGGAAGACCTGAGCGCCGGCGAGTTGCGCGCCTTGGCGCGCCGAGAGAACAAAGGGCGGGTGGCGGCACGGATGTTCGCCATCGCCCATGCCCTGGACGGGGTGAGCCGTGCGGAAGCGGCGCGGTTGGCCGGCATGGATCGCCAAGCCCTGCGCGACGCCGTGGTGCGCTACAACGCCGAAGGCGTGGCCGGCCTCTACGACCGCCCGCTCCCTGGCCGGCCGGAATGGCTGAGCGAAGGCGAGCAGGCGACGCTCAAGGCGATCATCCTCGCCGGCCCCGATCCCAAGCGGCACGGCTGCGTGGAATGGACCCTGCCGATCCTGTGCGAGGTGATCGCCGAGCGCTTCGCCAAGACGCTGCATCCGGCCAGCCTGTCACGCATCGTGCGCCGGCTGAACTTGTCGAAGCAAAAGACGCGGCCCCGCCACCCGCAGTCCGACGCCAAAGCCCAGGCCGCTTTCCAAAAAAGGGGCTGCCCGAAGTCCTGACGTCGGCCGCCGCTGCGTACCCTGAACGTCGCCTCCAACTCTGGTTCCAAGATGAAGCCCGCATCGGCCAGAAGGGCCGCACCGCACACCGCTGGTGGGAGCGCGGGCAGCGTCCGGCCGGGCTGTGCGACAAGCGCTTCACCTCGGCCTACCTCTACGCCGCTGTCTGCCCGGCCAGCGGCGCCGACTTCGCGCTGGTCATGCCAACCGTCTCCACGACCGCCATGAGCCTGTTCCTGGATGGCTTCTCCCGGAGCCTGGGACCGGACGTCCACGCAGTGCTCGTGCTCGACCAAGCCGGCTGGCATGGAGCGCGGGCGCTGGTCGTGCCGGACAACATCACGCTGGTGCCCCTGCCACCGTACAGTCCCGAGTTGAACCCGGTCGAGCGCGTCTGGCTGCACCTGCGTGAGCGCTTTTTGTCCCACCGGCTTCTGGACGACTACGACGCCGTCGTCCAAGCCTGCTGTGACGCCTGGAACGCCCTCACCGCGACGCCAGAGCGTCTACGCTCCCTCACCAGCTATCCGTGGCTCCCATGTGTCAATGCTTAAGCTTGGCGGTATAATAACCTCGCATCCCGAGAGCACGGCACGGAGTTAACAACCGCCACGCAGTGTGGCATTGTGAAGTTGCGCAATGTGCTCAGCCAGAACCACAGCGGCGGCGTCATCCAGCTTGGTGTCGCGATGAGGGTTGATCACCAGAACTGTTACGCCGTCACCAGCGGCCAGCACGGTGCCTAGGGAATTTCGATCCACGTACCAGGGTAGCGCCATCAATTCCACCGTGTTCGGCGGAGACGGTTCCTCGTTAGCTGCATCCGTCTGACGGTCAGTGCTGGACGGCACGACCTCAACGTCAATGGCCAGGAGCTTCACCACCGCAGGCTTGGAAGGGAACATCGTGAGCGCGGTATCTGACGTGCCGGCGAACAATGTCTCTAAGCTAGCGGCAGGGCAATGCGTCGACTCTGTCGGGATGGGCACCAGAGCCCGCGAGGCTGGAGCCGGAAGCATGGAGTGCGGTAAAGGCGTCTTGAACTGCTCCAACTCCCGCCGCGCCATGCCCGGCCGAATCACGCCCTGTTTCAGCGCTTCCTGGCGTCGCTCCTCCGGCATGGTGGCGATGGCGTAGACGGTGCTGTAAGCCTCCGGCAGTCGTTCGAGCGGAACCTTGCCGGAGTCCACGAACGCCGCTACTTCGCGTAGCTTGCGAGCGGTCGCCGGCTTGAAGGGGAGGTCCTGCTCCACCATCGCCTCGTACTCCCCGTACGGAAGCTTCTCCTTGGCCTCGTTCAGCCGCCGGCCGACTTGGACCGTGGCCTCCAGGGCGTTCAGCCAGTTGCGCCGGATGTCCTTGGCGAACTCCGCTCGGGTGGCCAGCTCGCGCGGCTTGTTCAGCATGGCGAGGCGGGTGTTGCCGAGCTGGCGGGCGTTCATCTTCATCATGGCGTTGTCCCCAATTCGGCGGCGATGTAGGTCCAGAGGTTGGTGAATAGCGGGCCGGTGCGCGTCCCAGAGACCTCCGCCGTGCCGAGGCCCAGCATGAAGGTGCGAGGCACTTCCTGAAGGTGCGGGATCTCCACCGGAGCCACCGCCCCGAAGTCGCGGATACGCTCGCGCGCTTCCACCGTGTCGCGACTCCGGGTGGTCTGGCTGAGGAGGAGGCGCGTCGGCCGGCGCCGCGACCGGATGTAGGGCATCATGCCCTCCATGCTGACCAAGTCCTCCGGGCCGGGCCGCACCGGCACCAGGACGAGATCCGCGCAGTCGAACAAGATGGCGGTCGCCTCGGGGAAGAACTCCACCGCCGTCGGCGTGTCGATGATCAGCAGATCGATGCCGGCGATCGGCACGGGAGCGCCGGCGATCCGCGGCAGGGGCATCTGATCGGCCTCGATCGGCGTCGCCTCCTGCTGTCGCCGGCTGTGCCAGTAGGTCAGGGAGCCCTGCGGGTCCGTGTCCAGCGTGGCGACCCGCTGACCAGCCACCGCGGCGGCGACGGCCAAGTTGCGCGCGGTGGCGGTCTTCGGGCCGCCGCCCTTGCCTTGGGTGACCAGAACCTTTCTCACCGTTCCGCCCTCCCGCCCGAACCGTTCACCGGTGAACGGTTTGCCGGCTGCCCGACGATGTGCTGGACGGCGTGCTGTCCGACCATGAATGTGCACCGGCCGACCGGCGAACTATCTAATGGATTGCCGTCCTTCGGCATCTTCATGTCCCTATGCTGAGGGGTGGAGGCCCGCCGCGGTGCCTGCAACGCCGCGGCGGGCTGGCTCTCGGTTCTGCGGATGAGGCTGGCAGTGACGCGCGGATCGAGGCGCGCCCCAGCGAGGAGAGCGCGCCAAGCCGTCAGCCACGTCCGGCCTGACCGCTTCACGTCCGTTTCCCGACGGCACCCGCGAGCTTCAGCAGCTCGCGCGTGGTCAGCAGGCGCCCGTCGACCTGGTGCAAGGCGCCGCACCGGTAGACGCGCTGCCCGACCGCGCGCAGTGCCAGTACAGCGGCATAGAGCCCGGCGGCGTGGCGGTCGCCGGTCGAATGCCGGCGAACGCGCTGCGCAGTCGAAACCTTCAGGGCCATTTGCACTTCGCCCACGGAGGCCGCCCGGCGGCGAGGCGCAGGAGCTGCCGCCATCGCGGCCGGAGGGACAGCCGCCCCGCCGCTCAGTGGCAAGCCCATCTGTTCGCTTGCGAACGATCCCACCATGGCTCATGCCCTCCCCCCGGCGACGGCATGCAACGTCGGTCGCGTTCTGGCCGGGGACATCGCCGGCGGGGCGCCCACGCGCACCTCGAGGCTGTAGACACCGAGCGCGCCCTTCAGCCGGTCGGCGAGCCGCGCATCGATCCAGTCCCGCTGAAACGCGTTGGGCACCCACAGCACCGCCGAGCCACCGTCAAGCTCGATGGCCACCCCGTCGAACCATCGCATTTCCGTCGGCGAGAGGTGGGCGGCCAGCACCGCGGCCAGGGCGCCTTCGCGTGTGCGAGCGGGTGCCGGCGTGCCCGCGTGCGCCAGGTTGATTCCAAGGTTACAAGGATAGGAGGACTCTGGTGTCCTCCGTTGGGCGGGGGTTTTGTCCTCCGTTGCCGGCGCCGGAGTCCTCCGTTCATGGGCACCGAGGACTCCGGAGTCCGGGACACCGGTGTCCTCCGTTGCCGCTTCGGCGGCCTCACGACGGTCCAGCCAGGCTCGGTTGAACCGAACCTGCGCGGGGCGTCCCTTCGCCGGCCGGCCGACGTCTTCGATCACCCGTTCCTGGCGCAGGGCCGCCCGCGCCCGCACCACGTCGCGCTCGCACAGCGACGTGTCGGCGGCCAGGGCCTCGACGCCGACGGCATCCCACACCGTCAGCTCCCCGCTGGCGGCGAAGGCCTGACGGTCGAGGCGATCCAGCATCGCCCACGCCACCACCTTGTCGCGCAGCTTGAGCCGTGGATTGGCGCGAATCGCCGCCTGAAACCGTCCAACGATTCTGCGAAATTCTGTGTTCGCTTCGCTCATGACGCACCTGTCCCGTCTCCGGCGATCCCGTGACCAGCCGGCGGTTCAGCCGTCATCAAGGCGCACGCATCCGTGGCCGGAAATGACGGCAATCGAGTCGCAATCGAGTCGCGGTTGAAGTATGATGACGGCGCACACGTCCCCGTTCGCACCGGTGGTCAAGGCCGGGCGTCTGAACGGTTCCTGAGCGCAATCCTGGGGCGGCCGGTCGCAAGGCCGCCCCAGCTCAGGGCGGTGCCCTTGGTGTCGCCAAAGCGAAAGCCCTCCCGTTCACGGCCACGCACTGCGCAGCCGTGTTGTTGATGAGGGCACAAGTCCTCCCATGCGCCGGCCAGCCGACCGACGTGGGATTCAAGTGCCCTGGACGATGCCGGCCGGTCGAGCGGCCGCGATTCGAGGTGATCGGCCCCGGTTCATTCCGCGCGCAGATCTTCTCCGTTCACAGCCACGTTGGGACGCGGTTGCGGTAGAAAACCTCTTTGCTCCGCTCATGGGTTGAGCGGTGCACAGGCGCAGGAATGATCCGGCGATCAGCCTCGGAGGGAACTGGGGGGAGCGCGTGGCATCGATGGCCCTCCGATCGGTGTCAGGGATGCACCGCGCCCGCACGGGCACGGTATGACGTGGCAGCGCGCGGGCAGCCGGAGACGGCGCCGCGGAGCGCGCAGCGAAGCCAGAGGTAGGAGTCGGATTTCGAATCTTGTGGGGTGCTCGATGCCGAGGGGTGGCAGCGAGTGGACCTCATGCCGAGCCTCGCCCGCAGCTCCGGGAAGGAGGCGGCCGGCGCCGTGCCGGCGCGACCATGTGCAGGCGGGTGATGGCCGTCTTCAGCAAGGCCTCCAATTGGACGGCCTCGTCGTCGGGCAGATCGGCAAGACCGGTCCGGTCATGGAAGATGGCGCGCACCACCTGATCCAGGCTCGTCCATCGCATCGCGGCGGCCGCCTGGAACTCCGGCCACAGCGCGAGGATTGCCTGCTGACGCCCAGTCAGGGAGGCCATATCGTAAAGGCTAGAGGAAGGCAGGGAAGGAATCATGTCGGCACCCATTAAATCGGTGCCAAGTTAAAGGAGATGAAGCGGCCAAGACCATGACGGCCCCGGCCGCTCCCGCTACCATGGGTGCTGCGACACAACCTATGGAGCGAACTCATGTCGGCAAAAGACGAAATTGCAGCCCTGATCGCCTTCAATGCACAGTTGGCGCGCCTGCTGGTGGCGAACGGCCACGCCAAACCTGAAGAGATCGAGGCCGCACTCGACACCGCATGGCACTTGTTGCCCGACAGTACCCGACCGGCGAGCGAGCAGACGATCGATCGGCTGCGAGAGGCAATTAACGGGAACTTCATTGCCTAG